CATTAGATGAAATATATAGGGAGTACAATGGGGCTTTGATTTCAAAATGAAGTACAACAGAGAAGAACTAATTGACCAGCTGATTGACCACGAAGGAATGGAGTTAGAAGTATATGAAGATAGCCTTGGCATTCCGACAATTGGCATTGGCCGTAACCTTGTGGACAGGGGCATTACGGAGGACGAAGCCCGTTTTCTATGCAACAACGATATTGATATTGTTGAGCGTGAGCTTGTGGCAGAGTTTCCTATTGTTGCTGAGCTTGATAGCATTCGCCAGCGTGTCCTTATTGATATGGCTTTTAATGTCGGTGTCCCTCGTCTTACAGGCTTTCGAAAAATGTGGGCAGCAATACACTGCGGAGATTACGCAGAAGCAGCAGTCGAAATGATGGATAGTAAATGGGCAAGACAAGTAGGCAGACGTGCTGAACGGTTGTCATCAATGATGGAAACAGGAGTAGAATAATGAGCAAGATTTCTTCAGTCACAAAGACAGGTGCGTCAGAGCCTTTTGAATTACAGGTAGCACGTGGTCAAATTCAAGGTCACTCAGTACAGAATGTCTTTGGGTATAATGTTAGTGTATCTACTGGCAGTTTTGTTCCTGTTTGGGAGCTGCCTCAAACCTACACATACCCTACTTCTGCCCTTACTATGACAATAACTACAAACGTAACTGCTGATGTAGGTAACAATGTTGTAATTACAGGACTTGATTCTAATTATGATGTTATCTCAGAAGTAGTACCTGTTAATTTAACTGCAACAGCTGCCTCTACAACACAACAGTTCTTTAGAATTAATAATGTTTTGTATATTAATGGCAATGCTAATGATGGCTTTATTCAAGTAAAGAATGGTGGTGTCGTATATGCTGGTATTCGTCCACGTAACGGTGTAAGTCAGTCAGCTATTTTTACTGTACCAAGGCAACATTCTTTTTATCTGAATCGTATCTCTGCTTTCTCAGCTGATAGTACATCTAATAAGCCAGCTATCTTTAGAAACAATACTCAAAATGCAGTAACAGGTGTTTACGTAAACGTTGCACGGTCTACCTTCGATGGTGCATTAGATATTAATAGGCAGTATCCATTTAAGTATGTAGAGAAAACAGATATTCAGTTTCAATTACAGTCACTGTCAGGTGTACATGAAATGTCAGTGTTTGGTGAGGGCGTCTTAGTACAAGAAGAGATTGACCAATAGGGAGAAATAATAATGTGGCAAACATTAATAGCACCTGTGGCTAATATTGCAGGAACATGGCTAAAAGGTAAGCAAGAAAAAGCACAAGCCAAAGCTAAGCTTGAGGTTGCTAAGATTGAGGCTGTTACTAAGAAGGCTAAGCAGGATGGTGATTGGGAATCAATGGCTATGTCTGCATCAGACAACAGCTGGAAGGATGAGGCATGGACACTGTGCTTTATTGCTATGATTGTGGCAAGCTTTGTGCCGCCTCTACAACCCTACATGCAGCAAGGTTTTGACTTCCTGCGTACTGCGCCTGAATGGTTACAGTATGGTATCCTTGCTTCTATTGCTGCAAGCTTTGGACTCAAGTCTATTACTCAACTTAAGAAGTAAGCGCAGACTCCATCATCTCTTCAATCAAAGTAGTAAAGGTATATGCTGGTTTCCAGCCAAGAACTTCACGTGCCTTAGTAGAATCACCAAGCAGTAAGTCAACTTCGGCTGGGCGATAGAACTCAGGGTTGATGTTGACTACCATGTTCTCGTTCTCATCGTAGGCTTTCTCAAAGATGCCTTCACCTTCCCAGCGAATACGCATGTCTACCTTTCTAAAGCAAATCTCTACAAGCTCTCGTACTGAATGAAGCTCACCTGTAGCTAACACGTAGTCATCTCCGTGGTCATGCTGTACCATACGCCACATGCCTTCGACATAATCCTTAGCATGTCCCCAATCACGTTGGGCATCTAAGTTACCAAGGCTAATATACTCCTGCTTACCACGTGCAATGTTTGCAACTCCCTGTACAATCTTCTGTGTAACAAACTCTGAGCCACGCCAAGGAGATTCGTGGTTGAACAAGATACCATTAGATGCATGGATGCCATAGCTTTCACGATAGTTCTTTACTGTCCAGAATCCAAACTGCTTAGCTACGCCATAAGGAGAGCGTGGATAGAAGGGTGTAGTCTCTGATTGCGGTGTTTCAACAACCTTACCATAAAGCTCAGAGGTGGACGCTTGATAGAATCTGGTGTAATCCTCCATACCAAGGGAACGAATGCACTCTAGCAGCCTTAATACCCCCATACCGTCCACGTCAGCGGTGTATTCTGGAACGTCAAACGATACTCTAACGTGTGACTGTGCTGCTAAGTTATATACCTCGTCAAATAAGTGGGTGTCAAACAGACGCATAAGGCTACCTGAATCAGACAAGTCACCATAGTGTAGTGTAAGGTTAGGGTTCTTAACTAAATGTGCTATACGATAAGATGGTTCAGAAGACACACGACGACACAGGGCATGTACTATGTAGCCCTTCTCAAGCAATAGCTCTGCTAGGTAGCCACCATCCTGTCCTGTAATCCCTGTAATCAGGGCAGTCTTTTCTCTAAACTTACTCACTGGCGGCATCTTCATCGTCTAGCTCCTTAAGTATATCGTAGTCTTCTTCCATTACTTGTTCCACTACATCAGCATATTCTTCTTCTGGCTCCTCGTAGTCTTCGTCGAAGTCTTCTGGAAATGTTTGCATAAGAAGCTCGTACATTTTTTCTTTGCCTATGATACTCATGGCTGCACAGATGCGCCCTTCAAGACCTTCTATGTTCTGTGGTGCGTCATCGTCTGCATTGTTACCACGAATGCGTGATAGAATCTCAAGAGCCTTCAAGGCGGTAGCTCCATTGCCATTAGCTTTAGCTGCCTCGTATTGTTTCTCTAGCTCTGTGATAACATCTACATCTGTGTTGTACTCAGACTCAAGTTCAGCTAGACGTTCCACAATCTGTGGTTCTTTTAGAAGCCGCCAACCTTGGTTGTGTGCTGACCTCTCGGAATATCCTGCTGAGATGGCAGACTGCGTAGCGTTCTTACTGATAAGATACGACTGACAGAATTTCTCCATACGTTTATTTAGCGTTGGCATTCATGTATTCCTTAAATGTTTGGCTGTTCTTGCTGTAATGAGACATGTCCCACACACCACGAGCTAAACTATTCTCACCATAGAACTTTAGATTGAGCATCAAGTCTTTTTTCTCTAGCATCTTTTCTAAGTCTTGGGCCAAGGCAAGAAGCTCACCTGTAGTCCAGTAGTTTACATCGTCAATCTCAACATGTAAGTACTTAGCGTTACCTGCTTCGTCCTTGTCTTCTTTATTTTTCTTAGCTACCTTCTCAGGGACTGAACAGTCAAAGCCAAACATGTGGATGTTTCTATAGCCAAGTGTTTCAAGCAGTCCAAGTGTACGTGTGGCTGATGCTGTGCCGCCTGATACCAATGCTGTGCCTTCTGGGATAGGTAGGCTAGGGTCAATGACCAGCTTATCTTTAATGCTCTGGTCCCTGATGCCATCAGTAAATGCATGGAAGCCCATCACGTTGCTTGTCTTCTCCATAATGTAGTTGACAACAGATGTGTCAGTCATTGATGCAATAATAAACAATGTGCTGGGGTCAATGTTTTCAAACAGTTTTGTTCTAACAATACCGTGTGTGCTTACGCCTTCGATAGGACGTGGGTCGAGGATAACACAAGCATATGGCTTGATGCCCTCAGCCAGCAGCCTTGGGTATGCATGCTTTACACACCAAATATTACCGCCTGTTTTCTTTTGAACCCTGCGAATCTCTTTGAAGTCTAGCTCACCACCTGATACTACAATAGCGTGGTCATTGGTTGGCTTGTAGTGCTGCACCCAATCGAACTTACCAATCTTAGGTACGTTGTGTCTAATATTATCTTTGATGTGGTCTTGTGGCATTGAGTCTTTTGGCTTAACAACAATAGGAACACGTGACAGTTCTTTAGGAATAGGCTTAACACCTTCCTTAATTACAACTGCAAGATGTACGTTACCCCCAAGAGCCATACCATCCTGTGATGGAAGAACCTTCTT